TTAAAAATGATATAAAGGAATCTAGGGAAAGGCTTATCAAGGTTGAAGAATCGGCAAAACAAGCACACAAAAGACTTGATGCACTTGAAAAGTATAAAAGGGGTGGTGATTTGAGTGAGTAAAAGAAAGAAAAACAGGTTTTCCAAGTTCATTGTAACAAAAGTTAAAAAGGAAGGTGAAAATAGTGAAGATTAACTGGAAACAAAAGTTGACAAGTAGAAAGTTTTGGGCAGCAGTCACAGGTTTTGTTACAGCAATATTGGTTGCTTTCAATGTAGATAAATTGACTATTGAACAGGTGGTATCAGTTATTTCCGCAAGTTCGATTTTAATTGCCTACATCATAGGTGAAGGAATGGTTGATGCTGCAAGGGCTGGTTCACAAACCGAAGGAGAGGATGGGCAAAATGAGCATTAAAATTATCCAAGATTTTATTCCTAAAGGAAGAAAGAACAGACCCGGATACCCAATGACACCTAAATATATCACCATTCATGAAACAGGTTCTTTTAGTAAGGGTGCAAATGCGAAAGCTCATGCTAAATATATAAAGTCAGATGATGCAGCCAATAGACCTGCTTCTTGGCATTTTACAGTGGATGACACTGAAATATATCAGCACCTTCCATTAAATGAAAATGGTTGGCATGCTGGGGATGGTGGAAGTGGAACTGGAAACCGTCAAAGTATCGGAATTGAAATTTGCGTTAATTCGGATGGTAACTTTGAAAAAGCTGTTCAAAATGCCCAATGGCTGGTTCGTAAATTGATGGCTGAATTTAACATTCCTATTGAGAACATAAAACAACATTATGATTGGAGTGGAAAGAACTGCCCATACACCATTAGAAAAACACCAAATGGCTGGAAAAACTTCTTGAATGGCTTAAAAGATAAGTCCAAAGAAGATAATACTTCAAAGGTTTTATACAGAGTTCAAACTGGTGCTTTTAAGGTTAAATCCAATGCTGATAAGCTTGCAGCGGAACTTAAAAAGAAAGGTTTTGACACCTATATTGTTCAAGATAACGGACTATTTAAGGTGCAAGTTGGGGCTTATAGCATAAAAGCAAATGCTGACGCCGTGGCTGCAAAATTAAAAGCTGCTGGATATGATACTTATATTATAACTAAAAACGGTTAAAATTCTTGCACCATCTGTGCCATTCTTATATTCCTCCCTAAAAAGCAAAGCATCGATTGGGATTATCCCTGTCGATGCTTTGTCATTTGTCCGAATCCTTTCAGTATTTTAATTTTTTCTAATAAAACTTAGAAATACCCCTTGACAATCTAAGTAGGCTTAGATATACTATGATTGTAAACAACAATTGGCAACAAGAAAGACAACCTCGGAGTTGTTGTTTACAAAACACGAAAGAAAGGAGGATTCCCATTGAGAGATGAGAGATTGAGAGAAGAGAGAGACAGAATCCGAATGATGCTCTATCGGAATACCCTTACAAACGCTTGGCTTATAAACCGTCTTGAAGAAAAAGGAATTAACACGGAAAAATCCGAGCTGAGTTCTGTTCTCCGTGGAGTTCGTAAGGGTGCAAAAGCGGAGAGCATAATCAAAGCTTCTATCGAAATTCTTGATTTTTATGAAAAAGCGATGGGAGTTTCGAGATGAGTGCTGCTCCGTTAAAAAGTTGGACTCGAAGAGGAAAGTGATGTCAAACACGATAGGATTACAACCACATTACATAGGAGAAAAGGAGGAAAACGAGTTGATATCCCATAACAAACGACCTAAAGGACTAAAAGCATGGTTTAAGCGGAATATTCTATGGTTTGTTCTGTTAGCAATCATCTTATTCTCGTTTGGAATAGGCTTAGTTGTAGGAAAATTGGTTACCGACAAATCAGAACCGGTGCTTGCGGCTTATGTAGAGGAACCCGCTTTTTATCAAATTGTCACAGAGAACGAGCCTACACTTTCCGCACCTATTCCAAAAACAGTTATTGATACCGAACCCGTTACAGTTTACTTCGATATTCCGTTATCAAAAGAGTTACAAGACTATATTCGCAATCTATGTGACGAATACGGTGTTCCGATAGAATTAGTGATTGCGATAATTGATGTAGAAAGTTCTTTTCAAAGCGATGTTATAAGCAAAACAAACGATTACGGACTAATGCAAATCAACAAATGTAACCATAAATGGCTTACGGACGAGCTTGGAGTAACCGACTTTCTCGACCCTTATCAGAACATCAAGAGTGGCGTACATATTCTTTCGGGTCATCTCGAAGTAACAAACGGAGACATCGAGCTTGCTCTCATGCGCTATAACAACGGAGCAATCGGAGCTAAAAAATTGTGGGACAAGGGTATTTATTCGACAGCCTATACTAAGAAAATTATGGCAGCTTACGAGTCCTACAAAGAAGAAAGCCGCCAAACGGACAGCACTCCGTAAAGCGGCAAGGTAAATCCTTACAAATACTATACGCAAAAGGAGGTTGAATGTCAATGTGTGATATTTGTCTTAGAACACCATGTCACAATCGTTGTCCCAACGCTCCCGAACCTCCTGTCGTATGTTTATGCTGCCAATGCGGTAATGAAATTTACGAAGGAGAAGAGCTTTATATCATCAACGATGAGAGGTGGTGCGAGGAATGTGTAACCGATTGTCGCACTACTGCCGAGATAGAGAAGGTGGAATATGATGATGATTAACCCTTGTAGAAATTGTACTAAAAGACATATCGCTTGTCACAGCGAATGTAAAGAATACATAGCTTGGAAAGCCGAATGGAATAAGCGAAAAGAACATGAAAATAAACAAAAGGAAAAAGAAATCCTATTGTGGCGTGATAAGCGGCGTTATAAAAAATAAGTTTGAATGGGGGGGTGCTTTTGAGAAATGTCAATGATAAATAAAAAAATCGGTAACAGCTTTGAAGCCGAGTTATGTGAAATCCTTGCTGAGAATGGTTTTTGGGCGCACAACCTCGCTCAAAATCAAGCGGGACAACCCGCCGATGTGTTGGCGGTTAGGAACGGTAAAGCGTATCTCATCGACTGTAAGGTATGCTCTGGAAAAGGATTCTCAACATCGAGAATAGAGGAAAATCAAACATTAGCGATGTCTGAATGGTATGCAAGGGGTAACGGAGTAGCTTGGTTTGCTATAAAGTTCAAAAATAGTAACGAAGTCTATATGATTCCCCATTTGCAATTTGTTTTTGATAGCAAAAAAGTATATTCAGAAGCGGATTTAATCAAGCTGTGTTCTGAAACCAAAGGACATCTATTAACAGATTGGATGAAACTATGAAGGTAACCATCGGAAGCACCATCACAGTCGAGAATCCATCACAAGAATTGATTCAATGGTGTAAGCAAAATTTGAAAATCAAAAACCCGGAATATGCGAAGAAAGTAAGAATGAATTTTTGGGTAGGAGATACTCCGCAAGTATTGTTCCTTTACGAAAGAAGAGGAAATTCCTTAGTATTACCGTTCGGAACATTGAGACAGATATTACCTATGCTAAATGAAGCGGACATAAAAATTTTATTCCCTGACTCTCCAATGGTTCCCTATGAGTGTGAAGTCCCGCTCTATGACTATCAAAAAGAAGCTGTAGAAGCTATTAGCAAGGAGTATTACGGTATATTACAAAGTCCGGCAGGAAGCGGAAAGACTCAAATGGGAATAGCTCTTGTTGCAAAACTCGGGAAACGAGCTTTGTGGCTCACTCATACCAAAGATTTACTCAACCAAAGTAAAAAACGAGCAGAGCAATATATGAGTCGCTCGCTAATAGGGACTATCACGGAAGGTAAAGTCGATATTGGAACTGGAATCACCTTTGCCACCATTCAAACGATGTGTCGATTGGATTTAGCTCAGTATGAATACTTGTGGGATGTCATTATTGTAGATGAATGTCATCGTTGCTCCGGTACACCAACTGCCATGACTCAATTTTATAAAGTTTTGAATAGTTTGGCGGCACGATATAAATACGGACTATCCGCAACGGTTCATCGAAGTGATGGAATGATAGCTGCTACTCATGCTCTACTTGGTGAAATCATCTATACGATACCCGATGAAGCGGTCGGAGACAAAATCATGAAGGTTGGTATCCTTCCCATCGAAACAGGGGTGAAAATCCATCGAGATTGCTTAAATACAGATGGGACATTGAATTACACAAGACTCATTACTTATCTTTGTGAGAACGATGATAGAAACCAACTGATTGCGTTTCATATATCGACAAACAGGCAGTATTCATCCCTTATTCTTTCGGACAGGCTACAGCACCTAAGAGATTTAATGAATAGGCTACCGGAAGAGTTAAGAAAACAAGCGGTTATGATTAATGGAAAAATGACTTCTAAAAAAGGTAAAGCTGAGCGTGAACGAGCGATTGATGATATGCGTACTGGAAAGAAAAAGTTTCTGTTTGCTACTTACTCTCTCGCCAAAGAAGGACTAGATATTCCATGCTTAGAGCGACTTTACTTGGCTACACCACAG